CAATACAGGCCTTCAATGAACATTCAACTGCATACCCACAAAGATAATATGTACCATGAAAAAAGCCATGATCAAGCAAGCATTTGGCCTCATTAAGCCTAGTGTCAGATAATGCTTCAAGGTCGTTTTTATTCATACAATTATAACTTGAATTATCCTAATTTTTATGTTTATACCCTTATCAGGTATGATGTAGGAACTGAAAACAATATTGGATATCATTTTCGGTATTTCTCTGCAAATTCCAGCCCACAGGATCTCGGTGTACAATCTGTCGCTGATCGCGCAAATTTAGGGTCAATCACTTCATTTTTTGCATCAAACCCTCACTAACATCGAACGATTATAGTACAAGTAGTGTTCTTGACTTCTCATTAAACCGTCAGCATTCAATTAATTACAAAATACTAGCGGCATTTCTCTCCCGCAACTTTATTACAGCCGTTCAGAACGTAAATGCGTCAATACTCGACTCCACTTATCATCCTGCCACGGCCGGAATTTTACATGTGCCGTTTCTCTGGCAAGGATTGCCTGTGCCTTATTGAGTATCCGGGGATATTCTTGTTCGATTGAAGTGAAGCGACCGGCTTCGCGGTGTTCTGCTACCTGAAGAAGCGGAGTGACGTTTTGGCAAGCGGTTAACATTGTGTCACTTGCCCGCCATAACCAAGCAAGTGTGCAAAGTTCGTTATCAGTGAATTGTTTTGTGATTGGGGATTGTTGAATTTCTCGATCGAGAATATCCAGCACCCAGCGGCGGAATTCTTTGGCCACAGGAGTGCGGGCGAACATGGCGATCAGATGGGCGCCACGGAGGGAGAAAATGCGAGTCTTCTTACGATAATTTCCTGAGGTCGTTGATTCGACGACCTGAGACATTCCGTCAGTAAACTCATCAATATTTTTGTTGTAGATGTCGGTTACTGCTTTGGTGCTGGCATATTTTAATGCTGCCGCCAATTCTTTGCTGGTAAACCAGATCTGGTTGTTGTGATTTATAGGAGTGAATTTTACATCGCGGAATGCGAGCTGAGTGACCATAGCGATAATCTCGTTTTGAATTTGAGCTATCACCACCGACGACGCCAATCGACTGGTGGTGGACTGTGCAAGGTTGGCGTAACCGGTCAAAACGAAATCCGGCGCTTCCGAAGAAGCCCTCACACAGCCCACCATAATTTTTGTGTAGACGTGCACTGCGCATAAAAAAACCGCGAACGCGGTTATGCGTCGTTTTGATGTCCGGGACGCCAATCCCGTGTGCCGATTTTGCGGCAACGCACAGAATATAGCGCCGGATAAATAATGTCGTCAACCCTTGCATATGGGGGGCGCGATGATCACTACTACCACCATAATCGCTCCAACTGTTGCAACTACTTTAGGCTAAGACATCACGATTTCCATATCACCTTTAGCCGCCAGACAAACAGAGACTCCCTGTTCTTGGCTGCCAAAAACACCGAATGCAAAAAATCGCAGGTGTATTTCTGCATCTGTGGAGGGAGAAGAGAGTTTGGATTGTATGTGCGCATAAACGTCCCCGTTTAGCGCAGAAGTCACCGTAGTTGTTCATATTCTGATGACATGATAATTTCCTATTGAATAGAAAAAATTAACACGACTCATTCTTATGACTGGAAAAAGCAATCATGCTAATAATCATTGTTGTTCCAGTTCCAAATGCAGCGAAATAATCACCAATATTTTTTCTACCGGTTTCGACTTTGATGCTATATTCTGCTAACACCTAACTAACACTACGTTTCACACAGCAATTACATGGAAATAACATGACTATCAAAGCGACTGACATAGAGATTCTTCATCGTTATGCTGAAGGGGTAATGGAACGTTCTAACCATCATGCAAAAAATGTTGGTGCAGCCGCTCTTACATTGCTAGGAGGTGTTATCTGGAAAGCCCTGCCCGGATCAATCGAGATAAGAACGTATAACGGAAGTCTTGCAAATATGGTGTGGTGGCAAAGCGAAAGAACATTAAAAAATTATGCAATCTCATACAACCATAATTCATGTGAAATTGAAATGAGAGATGAATCAGTCAAAGGTGCTGTATTATTTAGCATTTCCAACGAAACCACTCCAGAAAAAATATTATCACAGCTTTCTGAGCTTTAATTAAAGGCGGTGCTAACACCGCCCATACCATTACTCCACATCTTACGCAACTTGATAATTATGCTCTATTAAATACCCACAATATTTCATCAATGCATGGGTCAGCTACAAAATGTTTACCGTGGTAATTCCTGTTTTCGCAACATCTCAAAAGAACAATAAACACTGTATTTCTTCAAGTAACGAAGAATCTTTCTTTGCCCGTCATACACTTGCTCCTTTCAGCCCAAACTTAGCTTTGATTTCTGCGATCTTCGCCAGAGCCTGTGCACGATTTAGAGGTCTACCGCCCATAACAGGAAGTTGTTTTACTGGTTCAGGTATCGTCTCACCACGGTTAATTCGCGCTGTCATACAGGTCAGTTCATCGGCAGCCTTGCGCCGTAATTCCGCGTCAGTCAGCGCATTGGCCCGCATGTTCTGGTACAGGTTGGTAACCAACCAGTAATGCGCGTTCGATTTCCACGGATAAGACTCTGCATCCGGATACAGGCCACGCTTCCGGCAATACTCGTAAACCATATCAACCAGCTCGCTGACGTTTGGCAGCCCGGCGTTAACGGATGCTTCTTCCCGGCACCATGCAACAAACTGCCCGGGTGATGGCAGAAATGGTCTATTCTGCCGACGGGCAACACGCATTCCGGCGCTCACCTGTTCCATCGTGGTGATCCCGTTTTCCCGGAAAGCCAGAACCCACTGGCGGCGGATTTCGTTCAGTTCGTTCTGGTCACGATTAGCCAGGCTCGCCGGGAAAGTTGCCAGCAACTGGCTGAATACACCGTTGATTATCTGCGCTACCTGCTGTACCTGCGGCTTTTCGTCGTACTGTTCCGGCATGTTGTTGGCGATCCGACGCATCTGCTCACGGTCAAAGTTAATCATCTGTGCGGCGATGTTTTTCATAGATCCACCCCGTAAATCCAGTCTGTGTTTGTCAGGTCGAGTTTTGGTTTGCCGACTGTCACGCCAGCCTGTTGCTTGTTCCGGTTGATTTCGAGCTGGGTCCACTTGTCGCGGAGTTTGGCCGGACTCAGCACGTTACCGGACCAGAAGTTGTCCTGGCAGGCCCAGCGGAACAGTACACACATGTCGCGGTGGTTACGTCCATCACGTTCACGCATCAGACGGATATCGTTAGCCCACCCTGCAAAATTCGGTTTTCTGGCTGATGGCGCGATGGTCTTCACCATGTCAAACATCCACTCTGCGGCGGTCAGGTCTTCTGCTGTCCCCCACTTGCTGCCGCTCTGAATCGCAGCATCCGCTTTCACCACAGGAAGGTCGTTTTCTGGCAGGTCAGAGGATTCGCCAGAATTCTCGGACGAATAAGGTTTTATATTGTCTTTTGTTAGTTTGTCTTTTGTGTTTACCTGATTCGGGTAAGTGCCTTTACCTGATTTGGGTAAACTTTTCTTACCTGATTCAGGTAAATTTACCTCTTTCAGGTAAACTTTATTTTTCTTACCTGATTCGGGTAATGTTGACCATTCACTGACCACATTATTAATGCCGATATTCCGCCCGCTCTGAATAAAAATCCCACGCTTTACCAGAACACTTTTTGCAGCAGAACACTTGTGCGGCAATATCCCGGTCAACTCGGAAAGTTGCTCGTTGCTCACCCAGTCCAGTTTTTTATTAAAGCCATATGTTTTGCGCATGACAGCCAGGAAGACCAGAAGCTGGTGCTGTGTTAATCCGGCCAGCATTACAGCTTCCAGCAACTCATTTGCAATGCGCGTATAACCATCATCGAGATCTGCCACGCGCGGCTCCTTTTGTGCCGCATCCGGCACTGGAAAATTGAATATCTCAGCAGTGTTTGCCATAATTCCTCCCGCAATGAGTGTGTTACGATTTGCACCTGAAAGTCGGTTCTGTTCCAGCAGACCGGCTTTCGCCATTTCTGAACCTGTCATATCGCCCCCAGCATGGTAGTAACCATCGCCATCAATGGACCAGCCAGCTCTGGGTCCACACGAAACATCGACACAATACCTTCACTAATTTCCTTCAGTTTCTGGTGGCGTGGTGCGTTGAGAATGACAGCCTGTTTTGCCTCACTGAGTTCCTTTTCCATTTCAGCCAACCTAGCCATGAAGCTATCCTGCTCAACCAGGTAACCGCGATATTCCAGCGGTAGTACCGCCAGAATTGCCGGGGTCAGTTCACGCACGTTATTTCGGTATTTTTCAGAATCGAATTTGTTATCGAGGAAGCGGAACAGCTTCTGGCGTGTACGGCTGACATCATCAGGGAAATCGATGGTGCCGCCGCCCTGCTCCCGATACTCATTCACAATGAGTGTGGCAACGACATCCTGATTATCTACAGCCGACCAGGCGCGGACGGCATCACGGATTTTTTCGTGGCCTGGCACCTGTTTTGTTTGAGAACGATTTATCACCGCAGTCGGGCTAAATCCGCTAGTCTGTTGGTATGGAAGTGGTTGCATAATTGACTCCTTTAGTTTGAATTGACTGTTAAGTTGATTGCTTATTGTTAAAGAGCGTGAAATGGAAATTTAAGCTGCGTTCTTTTCGGTGTGTGGAAACAACTTCGGAAGATCCGGGCGAATCTGGTATGCCTTCACTACTCCACCAGTAGCCGTAACAATGCTGCCGACATGTTCAGGGGATACCTTTGCTTTGTTGTGAAGCCACTTATAGACGGCCTGCTGTGAAACTTCGCAGGCAGCGCCCAGTTTCTTTTGTGAACCAACGATATTGATCGCTGTTTTGATAGCTGGGTTCATAACAACCTCCGTGGTTAATTTGAATCAAGATTAAAACTATGGTTGTTTTTAGTCAACAACCATTTTCGTTTGATGGAATAAAACCTTGGTTGTACATTTGGACTATGAAAACAACACTCTCAGAAAGACTTAAAGAAGCCAGATTAGCGCGAGGCCTTACACAAAAGGCGCTTGGGGATTTGGTCGGGGTTAGCCAGGCTGCTATTCAGAAAATCGAAACAGGGAAAGCTAATCAAACAACTAAAATCGTGGAGATCGCGAACGCTTTGGGTGTGCGCGCAGAATGGTTATCTTCTGGCGTTGGAAATATGTCAGACAGTACAGTGCAACCAATACAATCAACTGTCAGCCATTCCAAATACTTCAAGATTGACGTTCTTGATATAGAAGTCAGTGCTGGGCCGGGAGTCATCAACCGTGAGTTTGTAGAAGTTCTACGCTCGGTTGAGTACTCGTTTGACGATGCTCGTCACATGTTCGATGGTAGGAAGGCAGAAAATATCCGCATCATTAACGTGCGTGGTGACAGCATGTCAGGAACGATCGAACCAGGTGATCTGCTGTTCGTTGATATCACGGTTAAATCTTTCGACGGTGATGGTATCTATGCATTTCTGTACGACGACACCGCCCATGTAAAGCGCCTGCAAATGATGAAGGATAAACTGCTGGTTATCTCTGATAACAAGAGCTACTCACCGTGGGACCCTATCGAGAAAGACGAGATGAACCGGGTATTCATATTCGGTAAGGTTATTGGGAGCATGCCGCAGACGTACAGAAAACACGGATAATCAGCCGCGTGTTGATGAGGCTTTTGGGTAATACGCTGAAGAAAATACCTTATAAAAAATAACATTACGGGAAAGGCAAAAATGAGTAATAAAACACTTGTTAAAAAATCAAATAACTGTGTCGATGCATACGCCGACGCGTTTGGCTACTCTTCGTTTGGTGACGGCTCTCAGCGCCTAGGTTCAATTTCTTTTTTTCATAATGTAACTGAATGGCCTGTTGATGAAAGTGACGATGTTGAGAACATAAAGTACAACATTGCAACCATTAGAATGCCCGAAGAATTGATGCTTAAATTGGCTGACTTCATTCGCGACCAGCATGACAAAGCTAAAACAAACTAATCGTAATTAATTATGAAACACGATTATTACGAAGCTCCAAACCTAAATGATAAAATTGCAAAGGCGGCAGAATCATTTTGTTTGCACTCCAGTGCGTCTTCCCAGCTAGCAGGTATATCTGGAAAAAGATGGGACATGCTACAATCAAGTGGTAGCAGTGGGTCTGGGAGTGATAACATGCCTGAAAAAGTTGCAAAACTGGAGTCCGATGTTGCTCATATCAAACGAGACGTTGATGAACTTAAAACAGACGTTAAAGCTATCGACAAAAATATGATAACTATTCTTGCACGTCTGGACTCTATAAAAGAATCCTTAACAAACAAGCCATCAAGTGATGCTGTCGATAGAAAGATTTCAGACGCAAAGCTTGCGGTATTGCTTGGTGTTCCAGCAATCATCGCTGCAGGAACAGGACTTTATAAGCTATCAATGTACTTTTTCTTTAGTGCTTAAGAAAATGCTCGCACCCTTGCATTAGGTAAAGCGATTTTTCATTCCCCATTACCCTCGCTCTTAACCAATCATCTAAACCCGGCCACCGTGCCGGGTTTTCTTTTGCCCTCCCCTCATCATACACCGTTCAAAAAAACCACCACGACCTCGCTTCAGTTATCGCTATGCGATGCAAGTCACAAAATAAATCCATCTTAAATACAACCAGTTATATCTAAAACAACCAACAAAACAACTTTTGTTGTTGACGATAAAACAACTATAGTTTTAAATGAGTTCATCGCAACAACACAACGATACGGCAATCACCTGATTCACCGTTGCGATGACCGCTTAGATCCGCAGCTTGAATTTCAGCAGGCTTCGGGGAGTGCGAGGGATGAAACGGACGCGTGAACGTCGGTGTGACCAGCTGAAATCAACTCAACATTTCATACCTTAGTCGCTTCAACGAGGCGGCTTAGTTATGACAACCGGCGGCCATCCACCGCCTGAATACGCGCAGAAGTCTTTATATGTTCAGCAGCCCAGCTTACGGGCAGGAGTTTTTATGGTTCATCAACATTACGGAACGCAGACCGTTAATCGCGGTGCGGTCATGCCAGGAATGCTGGTCAAACGCAAAGATGGTACCTGGACTGCATCAGCTAATTTACGCGGACGACTTTATCTGCATCGCGGCATTGAGCGCACTTATACCCGTGACTTGCTCGTGGAAGTTTTTCTCGACGGACGCGGCAACGCTCTGAATCACTACTCCCCTTTCCTGTTTTCCGAATCAGCCTGGCATTTCGCGGGCGATTTTTTCACAGCCATTTTCAGGAGTTCAGCCATGAACGCTTATTACATTCAGGATCGTCTTGAGGCTCAGAGCTGGGCGCGTCACTACCAGCAGATCGCCCGTGAAGAGAAAGAGGCAGAACTGGCAGACGACATGGAAAAAGGCCTGCCCCAGCACCTGTTTGAATCGCTATGCATCGATCATTTGCAACGCCACGGGGCCAGCAAAAAAGCCATTACCCGTGCGTTTGATGACGATGTTGAGTTTCAGGAACGCATGGCAGAACACATCCGGTACATGGTTGAAACCATTGCTCACCACCAGGTTGATATTGATTCAGAGGTATAAAACGGATGAGTACAGCACTCGCAACGCTGGCTGGGAAGCTGGCTGAACGTGTCGGCATGGATTCTGTCGACCCACAGGAACTGATCACCACTCTTCGCCAGACGGCATTTAAAGGTGATGCCAGCGATGCGCAGTTCATCGCATTGCTGATCGTCGCCAACCAGTACGGCCTTAATCCGTGGACGAAAGAAATTTACGCCTTCCCTGATAAGCAGAACGGCATCGTTCCGGTGGTGGGCGTTGATGGCTGGTCCCGCATCATCAACGAAAACCAGCAGTTTGATGGCATGGACTTTGAGCAGGACAATGAATCCTGCACATGCCGGATTTACCGCAAGGACCGTAATCATCCGATCTGCGTTACCGAGTGGATGGATGAATGCCGCCGCGAACCATTCAAAACCCGCGAAGGCAGAGAAATCACGGGGCCGTGGCAGTCGCATCCCAAACGGATGTTACGGCATAAAGCCATGATTCAGTGTGCCCGTCTGGCCTTCGGATTTGCTGGTATCTATGACAAGGATGAAGCCGAGCGCATTGTCGAAAATACTGCATACACTGCAGAACGTCAGCCAGAACGCGACATCACTCCGGTTAACGATGAAACCATGCAGGAGATTAACACTCTGCTGATCGCCCTGGATAAAACATGGGATGACGACTTATTGCCGCTCTGTTCCCAGATATTTCGCCGCGACATTCGTGCATCGTCAGAACTGACACAGGCCGAAGCAGTAAAAGCTCTTGGATTCCTGAAACAAAAAGCCACTGAACAGAAGGTGGCAGCATGACACCGGACATTATCCTGCAGCGTACTGGGATCGACGTGAGAGCTGTCGAACAGGGAGATGATGCGTGGCACAAATTACGGCTCGGCGTCATCACAGCTTCAGAAATTCACAACGTAATAGCAAAACCCCGATCAGGAAAGAAGTGGCCTGACATGAAAATGTCCTACTTCCACACCCTGCTGGCTGAGGTTTGCACCGGTGTGGCTCCGGAAGTTAACGCTAAGGCTCTGGCCTGGGGAAAACAGTACGAGAACGACGCCAGAACCCTCTTTGAGTTCACTTCCGGCGTGAATGTTACTGAATCCCCGATCATCTATCGCGACGAAAGTATGCGCACCGCCTGCTCTCCCGATGGTTTATGCAGTGACGGCAACGGCCTTGAGCTGAAATGCCCGTTTACCTCCCGGGATTTCATGAAGTTCCGGCTCGGTGGTTTCGAGGCCATAAAATCGGCTTACATGGCCCAGGTGCAGTACAGCATGTGGGTGACACGAAAAGATGCCTGGTACTTTGCCAACTATGACCCGCGCATGAAGCGTGAAGGCCTGCATTATGTCGTGATTGAGCGGAATGAAAAGTACATGGCGAGTTTTGACGAGATGGTGCCGGAGTTCATCGAAAAAATGGACGAGGCACTGGCTGAAATTGGTTTTGTATATGGGGAGCAATGGTAATGAAGCATCCTCACGATAATATCCGGGTAGGCACGATCACTTTCGTCTACTCCGTTACAAAGCGAGGCTGGGTATTTCCCGGCCTTTCTGTTATCCGAAATCCACTGAAAGCACAGCGGCTGGCTGAAGAGATAAATAATAAACGAGGGGCTGTATGCACAAAGCATCTCCTGTTGAATTAAGAACGAGTATCGGGATGGCACATAGCCTCGCTCAAATTGGAGTCAGGTTTGTGCCAATACCAGTAGAAACAGACGAAGAATTTCATACGTTAGCCACATCCCTTTCACAAAAGCTGGAAATGATGGCGGCGAAAGCAGAAGCAAACGAGAGAGACCCGGCATGACAACAACAGAATGCATTTTTCTGGCAGCAGGCTTCATATTCTGTGTGCTTATGCTTGCCGACATGGGACTTGTTCAATGACACCTCAGCAGGAAAACGCCCTTCGCAGCATTGCCCGTCAGGCTAATTCTGAAATCAAAAAAGCCAGACAGCAGTTTCCGGATAAAAACGTCGATGACATTTGCCGTAGCGTACTGAAGAAGCACCGCGAAACGGTAACGCTAATGGGATTCACACCGACTCATTTAAGTCTGGCGATCGGCATGTTAAACGGCGTCTTTAAGGAGCGATGAACATGAAAAGCAAAATCATCAGGGAGCTACAGGCTCCTTTTTTATTGTTCGCATTCACCCTCAAGCGTATTAACCAACAATTCAGGGATTAATGGAAGATGGCAGACATCATTGATTCAGCATCAGAAATTGAAGAATTACAGCGCAACACAGCAATAAAAATGCACCGCCTGAACCACCAGGCTATATCTGCCACTCATTGTTGTGAGTGTGGCGATCCGATAGATGAACTAAGACGTCTGGCCGTTCAGGGTTGTCGGACTTGTGCAAGTTGCCAAGAGGATCTGGAGCTTATCAGTAAACAGAGAGGTTCGAAGTGAGCGAAATTAACTCTCAGGCACTGCGTGAAGCGGCAGAGCAGGCAATGCATGACGACTGGGGATTTGATGCGGACCTTTTCCATGAGCTGGTAACACCATCGATTGTGCTGGCACTGCTGGATGAACGGGAAAGAAACCAGCAATACATCAAACGCCGCGACCAGGAGAACGAGGAAATTGCGCTAACGGTAGGGAAGCTGCGTGTTGAGCTTGAGGAAGCAAAATCAAAACTCAACGAGCAGCGTGAGTATTACGAAGGTGTTATCTCGGATGGGAGTAAACGTATTGCTGAACTGGAGAAAAGCGAAGAGCAACTCATTAACGAGCGTGACCATGCTGAGTCTGCTTTAGCTGATATGTACTTCGCAACAACCGGGGATAGGCCTGAGTGGAGTAACTGTTTCAGTTTTTCAGATGCTGTCGATGCCGTAGTTGACAGAATTGCTGATTTAGAAGCCAAACAGCCATCGCCAGTAGTACCGGAAGAAAAACCAATGCCTAACCCTCTTAGCATGTACACAGTTGATGCTGTTGCAGCTATTGCAGAGGTGAGAGGCTGGAACGCCTGCCGTGCAGCCATGCTTAAGGGAGATAAATCATGATTAATCGAACCAAACTGGAGCACATCCTCGAGTATGCCAGGCAGCAGAGGCGCTTTGGCCAGCTTTGTAAAATTCTGCCAGGAGATATGGTTGAAATCGTGGAGATTGCCATGCGTAAGACTGGCAACTCTCCGGTAAGTCCGGGTGGTTGGATAAGCTGTAGTGAGCGAATGCCCGCTCAAGATGATTGGATTTTAATTTATTCAAAGCACGGTGAGTATATGGCAGGACAGGTACAAGAGGAATACGTGGAGTTGAGCGACGGCACTTTATCGTGGTTAGGGAACGCCTTGTACTGGATGCTGCTACCAGAACCGCCGCAGGGAGTGAATGATGAATTGGCCTGAAGCATTCACCGCTGTAGGAGTTGCAATCGCGGTGGCATTTATTCTGTATTCGCTTTTCCGCTGGGGATAAAGGAATGTTCGCTCTGATTCAACGTGGTCAGATATACACCGATAGCGCCGGCTACCCGATAAAAATTCTTCGCTGCATAAACAACACTGTGTTGTACAGAAGAATGGATGGGCGAACACAGTCGGTAAAAATAAACGATTTTAATGAACTGTTTGAACGGATCGATCACCAGGAATACCGACAAATTCTGGCTGAAACAGAGCAGGAGAACCATCTGAAAAAATTACGCGCCATGCAAAGGAGATAAACCGGTAAAGGTGTTCGCGATAAAGGTGAATATCGGCAATGAATAACAATCCTCGCACTCGCGGGGATTTCTTTTATCTGAACTCGCTACGGCGGGTTTTGTTTTATGGAGACAAGAAATGTCAGATTTGGCTATGAAGGTTTTGAAATGGCAATCGACTGGCGATGTTGGCATCAGTAGCGCAACTCTTGCCTCAATCGCATGTGGACTGAAAAAGAATATCTATGGTCATCACTTCGGCGCTCCACATGACGCAGCAGACTTCCGGCGATGCGTTGCACTTGTTGAGCAGATTCCAGAAATCAGAGATTCATTCGACAAGGTTGCAAAGCGCGTTCCGGCATTCAAAGGCATCCTCAACGAATGGGATTCCCTCGTCGCTCTGTTGAAGTCTGAAATGAAGATACACGGAAACAAAGCACCAGAGACTTACAGAAGAATTAGCGAGCTACGCAAGGACTAACCACAGCCTCACACTCAATGAGGCCTGTTCATTTCTCAAGATATCCAGACCTACCATTGCCGCATCAATGCGGCTTTTCTTGCGTGTAATTGCGGAGACTTTGCGATGTACTTGACACTTCAGGAGTGGAATGCACGCCAGCGACGCCCAAGAAGCCTTGAAACAGTTCGTCGATGGGTGCGCGAATGCAGGATATTCCCTCCTCCGGTTAAGGATGGAAGAGAGTATCTGTTCCACGAATCAGCGGTAAAGGTTGACTTAAATCGACCAGTAACAAGTAGCCTTTTGAAGAGGATCAGAAATGGGAAGAAGGCGAAGTCATGAGCGCCGGGATTTACCCCCTAACCTTTATATAAGAAACAATGGATATTACTGCTACAGGGACCCAAGGACGGGTAAAGAGTT